TATTGTCGTTTGCAGTTAAAAGGGTTGTAAAAATCATATGGTCTATAATGCTATGTATATCTAAGCAAGTTTCTAACGCTACTCTCTTTTCCGTCTCATCAGTTTTTTGAAGTGCATAATAAATCGCATTGAATGAGGTGGGAACCCAACTCTTGTCTCGAGGTTTTACTTCATAGTCAAAGTCTTCTCCATTTATGAGCGCAAGACTTTCAAATTTTGTACCTTTTGTACTTGCTTCAGCACTAAGTAAACATTCATAATCAGTCCCCTCTGTCATACCAAATGTATACCCGTCCTTAGGGAGATTGAAGGTGTACAACCCTTTATATTCCCCATTGAAGTATACGCGAATTGGATAGCCGTCAACGGCTCCACCATTTGGATAGTCTTTGAGTTTTATGTATGATATTGATGAGTTGTTTCTACTTTTCACCATTTGTCCCCATAATTTAGCACCGATTATATTTCTTGCATGGCTAGGGTCTACATAGTTGGCTTTTAGAACATATTTATTATGCTCTCCCCAGCCTGTTTTAAACTCAGTGTTATACTCTTCAATGCATTCTCCATCTTTATATAGATTTATGCTGTAATTTTTCTTTGGGTACTTTATACTAGAGGCTCCTTGCCATTTTACTTTTGCAAAGCCAGAAACCCTCTTAGCGGCTTCTCTATTATTGTAAACATAGTTTGTTGCACCTATATAGCAGAATTCAAGCACTTTTTTTTCATTTTTGCTCATTCCGCTTATATCCCCGTAGAAATCAATTCTTGGAAGATGATTATATTGTTCGGCATTATCAACTCTGCGGTTTATCACTCTTATTGTTGTATAAGGGTCAAAATACCTTTCCCCCGTACCAGGGCATACATCTCCTTTTGTCAAAGTTTGTTGTCCAGTGAAAAAATCCGATTTTATACTAAATCTAAAATATTTTGCCATTTCATCAGTTATAGTTATAGAGCTGGCAGATTTGCCAAAAGAAATAACTTGATAATTTTCATCGTATACCGCATATGTTGTCCAACTCATTGGACCAAGAGTAGAGTTAAAAAGCGTCAATTTATCACCTTTTTGAACAGGGATAAAACCTGTCGTTATAAATTCAGATTTGTCTGTAAGTTCTCCAGTATTCCCGTCGATTATCTTACCTGAAATTGCTTCTGAAAAATTAATCCAGTTGACGGGTTCGACTGTTTCTATATTTTTCTTAATTTCCTTAACGTCTTTTGCGTTTCTTCGCCCCATGATTCTTGCATAAGTATCACTCAATTTTGACTCCTCCTTTCAGCATAAGCATCCTAAGCGCACGGCATTAAGTATTTGCGAATGTAATACTTGTGGTTGGTGCTTCATTTGCAATATTGATAAGAACAAAACCCTCACCAAGCACAGGTTTTCCGTCATATCTTGCTGTTCCTTTGAAGACTGTCTGGTCTTCAACAAACCTTGCATGTTCAGATGACGTTAAATTTGCTCCTGCTCTTTCAACAAGCAGATAAAGAGAACCAAATCCGCCAATTATATCATCGTCTGGAATGAAATCGAGTTCAACTATATCTCCACCCTCGACAGGCATTGTGTTATTAAAACCTGCAACGATAGCTCCTGCAGCATTGAGGGCTACGGCGTGCGAAAGAAGTTTCATTCTTGTCTTTCTGTTCATTGCCCAGAATGTCTTACCATCGCTGTAATTTGGTTTTGCTATGCCGAGTTTTTCAAGCAATGTTGCAAAAAATTCTTCTGCCACATGATTTGCAGTGTCAATTGAAATTATGTTTGTAGATTTTAAATTCTTCCAATCAGGCGCATTATTCCCCCAGTCGGAAGGCTTAGAAGTTTGTGCAAGCCTAGTAGCTATGCCCAATGGCATTTTTACTCCTTTACCATATAGAATAGCTTTGTCTACTGCAAGGCCAATAGACTGACCGAGTACATCCAAAATTTCACTTGCCAGGTTTATGTCGCTGTCTTCAAGAGTAGAGTTTGGAATTCCGAAGTACCCACCTACCTTGTATCCATCAACTTCAACCTGATTAAATCCAAATGTTAATTCATTAAGTGTTCCAATAGCTTCAGTCCAAACGCCTTCTGGTACAGTGCCCATGATATTCTGACGGGCGTTACCAGCAAGTGGTTTTACTCTAACTTTTGTAATGAGTTTACTATACCTGTAAAGATTGTCTCTTAACAGTTCCAGCATTATATCCGGAATAGTAAGTTCTGCACCGGCAACGGCTCTTTTCTCGCTTTTGAACTGACGGACTCGAACCAAAAAGTCCTTTATTTCTTCACGAGTAACTAATGCCTCAATCTCGCTTCTGTTCATATTTGCAAAAAATCCTCTTTTCATTCTTATCACACCTTCCTCTTTTCTTCTTTCTTGATTTTCAGTTTTGGGAGTTGGATTTTGCACAGATTTTGCAGCCCTGCTGTTCAGCTCGTCAAGCTCGGCCTGCAATTTCTGAATTTCTTCTTCAAGCTTTTTCTTCTCAGTCTCATTCGCTTCAATTTCAGAATTCAAATTCTCTTGGTCTTTCTCGAACTCTTCCACAGATTCATCGACAGCAGCCTTATCTTCCTCAGGAGTTTCATTCGTAATTTCATTGATAGCCGCTTCAAGTTCGGCTTCACGAGTCTTGAGTTCTACTTTCCTCTTTTCAAACTCCATATCTTTTCCCCTGAGATCATCTAGTTGTTTTCTCAAACTTTCAATTTTCTTTGTTATCACTAATTGCCTTAATGCCATTCTTTAACCTCTCCTTTCTTTCAGCTTTCCATTTTTCAATTTGACGTTTTTTAATTTGTTCAAAGTCTTTTTTCCTTGCCTGTACGGAGGTGTCCTCATACGCCGGAAATGTCACGACTGAAACTTCGTAAAGCTTGACTTTCTTGATTGTCCAATGTATTGAACCGTCTTCCCGGTATGCAGTATCTTCCTCAAGTATGTCAAAGCCAAAGCTACACTGGTTGACATCGCCACGTTCAACCCTAGCATAGAGATTCATAGCATCTTGGTCTTTTTCGTTGATTTCGATTCTGCCCCATAATCCTCGACTATCAACTTTGAGTTCGAGCGTTCCAGCCTTATTTCTCCCCAATACCAAAGTTGTATCGTGGTTAATCAATGCTCTAATGTCATCACTTAGGGCTCCGTCAAATGCATGTGGGTCAATACTTTCCGTAGCTCCCGGCCATAATTCGTATGTATCACCAAATACCGAAAAATATCCTTCAATGTACTTTCTGCCATCATTTTCAGCAGCACGGAATTGTGTTGCTTGGCTACGAGCTTGCCTGATCTCTCTATTCATTTCCTTTGCCATTTCCTTCATCACCTCCGCTTCCGTTCAATTTCTTTTGGTCGCCTAACTTGTTGGCTGGAATGTAATTTTCAAGTGCCAGTATCTCATCCATTTCAGGATCTGGACTCAATCCAACCCAATCACGCCATTCATTGCGTCTCATTGCCATGCGATCAACCATAGCAGAACCGGCATTAATTACATCCTGCATGCTGTAAGACAATAAGCTACGCGGATTGAACTTCCAGTACAAATCAGGAGAATATAAAAGCTTTCTTGTAAGTTCCTGCTCAATTACTTTTGCTTTTCCCATGATCCTTGAGCTTATGAAGTTGTTGTATTCTTCTCTGTCGAATGAACCAACTCCAACTAAAAAAGGCGGTACACCGAATATTCCGGCAACCGTCCTTTTATCAATCTCAAGATTCTGTTTTATCGCAAGGTCATTTAATGTGAGCGGCTTAACCTGCTCGACTGAGAACATCTCGGCCGGAATAAACCAAGGCTGTCCTCTTTCGCTTGCGTCAAGATATTGTGCACCTAGCTTTCGCCTTCCTTCAGCACTTGCAAACTCTTCCGTCAATCCATCAACCTTTACGATTATGCTAGGTGCAGGACTTTCAAGTATTGCTTTTTTGGTAGTATTGGCTTGCTTTATTCCGTTAACAACATCTTTTAATACAGCCCTATATCCAGTACCAACATGTGGTCTTTCGGGGTCCGGATTGATTACAAAATGAAGAACCTCATCAGGGTCATAGTATCTATCTATGTATCTGATTTTGTATCCGTATCCGTCATCAGTGTCAATAAAGCTCACACCTGACGGCTTAAATGGTTCGAGATTATCAATTAATCCATCTGATGTAACTCTTACATAAGTAACTTGATTTCCATCCCCCTCAAGCATCATAGTTCTCACAATATTGTAAATAAAAGTTTTTCGAGTCATCAGTCTATTAGGCTCAATATCAATTTTTCTACTAAGCTCATTTCTCACCCTTATGTCGCCTATTGCAGTATTTTGCATCAAATATATTGTCATGTTGGATATAAGGTCTGCATATATATCTACACACATTCGGACCTCGGGGCAGTTTGCCAATTTTGTATAGCCCGAAGATGTAAGAATGTTATATGCGTCTGACGAGCATAACCAGACTAAAGCACTTTGAGAAGGTGCATCTCTTGTCTGATTATTTGGTCTGTTTCTTTTCCTACTCATTAACTAAACCACCCCTTTGCACTCTGTTCTTTTTCAAGATTTTCTAGCATTCTTACACAAGCGAAAACGGCTGCATCAAATACGTCAATACGTGCCGTTTGTTCAATCTTTTCGTATTGTATCATGTCGTCAGTTTTCTCGATAGCTAGAACGTTTTGAAGACAATACTCAAAAGGCTCTGCTCCAAAATAATACAACTGTTTGTTTTTTGCTTTTTTCTCTATTCGTCTGAACCCTTCAGATTTTTTGTAAAAATACTGAGGTTGGTCAACAATTTGAAATCCTGCTTGCTTCATTCCTATAAAATATTCACGACAAAATTTTCTATCGTGACCTATTTGCTTTATTTTGAAGCCATCTTTTTTGAGAGTTTTATACCAGTTGATAATTTCTGCATGATTGACAACCGGATAATTGCTCATTGAAAGCCAACCATCGTCCATCCATCCAAAAAGCGGTATATTATCCTCTTCTGCTTTTCTCTGTGCCATAACAATAGGGAACCAACAATGCGGCAATATTATATCAATTTCTTCATCTACAATAACTTGCTGCCCTTCATCGTTCATGATATTTATTTTCCTTCCAGTTTTATAAGCACCGTAAAGAGCTCCAGCTGTCAAGTCGTGCATTTTTGAAAGGTCAGAACCACCAAACCAATCAATTTTCAAGCTACATACATATTTAATTTTTTCTTTCAATGGCCATTCTGGCTTTATCCCAAGAGCTTTTTCGGCTTCTTGATTACTAATCTGGAACTCAGCAAGGTCAAAGTAAGCCTTTAATGCAGCTGTGTATACGTTTAGTGACTTTGCGAAAAAATCTTTTCTTTGCTGAGGATCGTTTTGTGCTTGCAAAGCATCATTCATTATGTCTTGCGGCCTAATTGAAACCCCATAAGCCGGATTTGCCATCTCGTGTACCTTCGGATTTGTATAATCTATGTTGCCGCTCTCATCAGGATCAGCCTCACAAATAAAAATAAAATACTGTTCGTCCTTAACGGTACCGTCTAAAACTTTCTTGCAATACTGTAACCTATGATAGCAAAAGCTGTTCATGTTATCTCCAGCGGTTGTAATTCCTATCATTAGCTTATTGGTATATGCCTTCATCGCCTCTTTAAACAAGTTATACTGCTTAGGCTTTTTAAATGCATGAATTTCGTCAGCAATTGCTATGTTACAGTTGAATGAGTCCTGTGCATCCGGATTTGCTGCTAAAGCTCTAACAAAAAACATTCCATCTCCAAACTCTGCAGAAATGGAATGTTCGTTGTTGTTATCAATAATACGGAAAGTGTCTTCTTCGCCCATGTTAATAATATTGTATTTAATGAAGTTGAAACTTTCCAACGTTTGCGCCAATGCCGCAGCTACAATGTAAATTTTTGAACCCGACTTCCGATACAATAATCCAAGTGCATAGGCTAATGCCCCCGCGAATGTAGTTTTGATATTTTTTCTTGGTATATAGATAAATGCTTCGTGAAACCTCACAATTTCGGTATCTTTATGATAAAAACCCAAAAGGTTATATACAATAAATTTATGAAATGGCTCCAATAAAAAAGGAGTGCCCCTTAATGGGGTACCATCTAATTTTTCTCCTTGCTGATGACAAAAGGTTTTTTCAATAATTCCAATGACAAATTCTGCATTTTTGGGTCTGAATTCATATTCCGGATTCTCAAGGTCATTCAAAAATCTTTGGCAAGCCAATAACCTATATTTATTCGCTATTTTTTTCCCGCTGACTATATCTTTGGCATATTGCATTACAATATCATAGTTTGGATATTTACTCAATTTCAAGGCTCTTCAATGCCTCCGCTAATATGCTTCTCTTTTTACTTTCTAGTTCTTTTGTTTTTATCTTTTTTAGACCAGCGGGAGTTAACCCTAGAAGATTTTCAATCTCTGTTATTTCTTTTCTTAATGTTTCAATCGCTTGATATAGTGCAGTCTTTCTATTATTAGTAGCTCCACTTTTGTTTGTATACTTCTCTGTTATTTTGCATCCTCCACGATACCATTGGTCCATAAGAATTTCAAATTGAACACGCATTTCTGCATATCGGGTAATGACAGGGGAAAATTCTTGCTTGTACGTCCCAAGATTTTTCATATCCTGAATTGTTTCTTCAAATATATCATCAAATCTATTTTCTCTTATGTTTTTTAGGCTCTTAGGTGTACTCAATTATTATCCCCCCCTTTCTAAAATTTTGCAGAGTTGGAAAAAGG